TTTTCCCTTTCTGTTGCCGTAACCTCCGCGGCGTTAAGTTTGTTTATTATCTTTTTCCTTTTAGTTTCCCATTGTTTGGGATAATGTTCTGCGTACCATTCCAAAAATGGACCATGCAATTTTTCTTCCGCCTCTTTTCTTGCAGCAATGGCGTCTTTTTTATTACTATAATAACCAAAAAAATAATTTTGCCCTTGAAACATCATTGCCGCGTACCATTTTTGCTTTCGCTTATTGTAGTACACCCCTGTAGTTCCGGATGTATTATTTTTTCTGACTCCTTGTGTGAGATCGGTCACCAACGTACCCTTCACTAAATAGGGATTGTCGAAAAAACCTTTATGACACTTTCTGCAGGAGCGAGTATTTCCACTTTTCAAATTATTAGATTTTACACTGACGGTATTCCCACAATCACATCTACAAAGCCATTTTCCGTCCTTATCATAATCAATAACAGCCAACGAGCCAAATCTTTGTCCGCGAATGTCTTTTTTAAATTTTTGCCCGCATACTTGACACCTGGTAGTATCTTTTAAGTGCGAGCTACTCAGTGCTTGTTCACATCCGCATCGAATGCATTTGCACCGATACATTTTGTTCCCGAGGTATTCGATAGCTTGCATGTCACCGCGGGTTACCCCCACCAACGATCGTCTACTCATATTTCCTCCTAAAAGATATATAAAACCTCTGCGTCTTCCATGATGATGTCACCATCGTTGATGTCATATTCTACGCGATTGGAACCGAGAACAACAAATTTTTCCTCCGGAAGGCAGCAAGGATATTCTTTTTTAAATCTTTCAATGGTCTTTTTGATGACTTCAAGATTTTCCTCATCGCTGTCCATGTCGTCAAAAAGGATGGCTCTTGCGGACGTTCCGTCCATCTCCTCTGGCTCTGTCTGGTATGATGATAAATCATTCTCAACGTCCCAGTAAAAGGAGTTGCGGGCGATGTCGCCGACTTTGTAATCTTCATCGGCACAGGTTCTTCTAATTCCAAAACTATCGTAGTTGCTATTTTTGATTGCTTCTAAAACTTTTTCATACATTTTTCTTTCCCCTTCCTAGTAAACTACACACTCTTTAGCTACAACTGCTCTAAGATTTTTAAGGGTAGATACCCATACTTTTTTAGCTGAGTCCCATTTTGCATCAAAGATGTATTTGATATGTTTTCTTGCTTCGTAAGTTTCCCCGGAGATCTCTCCGTTTTCAAGGTTGATTGTTAAGTCGTGACCGCTAAACATAACGTCAACTACTTCTGGCATTTCTTTAGCTAATACTTCTCGCTTAGCTTCTCTCCATGCATCTCTTAAACATTCGCTAAAGCTTTTTCTAGGATATCTTTTCTTTGTTTCCCATGCGTTTTTCATAATGTTTGATAAGTTGTATCTTTTAACTGTTTTTTTCATTTCTTTGTATCTCCTCTCTTGATTTAATCTTATTGTACACGATAATGACTATTATGTCAAGAGAAAAATACACGAAAATATATTTATTTTTTATATTCCACGATGTCGCACACCTGACAGTCTAATTTCTCGCACAAATACATAATTGTATCTATATTCACGTTTCTGTCGTGCCGCAACTTATTGACCAGTGCCGGGGAAAGATTGAAACTTTCCTTATCTAATAGGTTAGAACGCTTCAATCCTCTGCGTTCTAGCGTGTCCCATAAATTACTATATGAGATACTACCTTTATATATGTTACTTCTTCTTCTTGCTTGTGTTTCCATTTTGAAACCTCCTTTAATTATTATAAATATATAGTATATTATTTTGAAAGAAATATCAAGAAAAAAATAATATATTTTCGTATATTTTTCTCTTGACATAATAGTCACTATCGTGTATAATGTGAGTAAATCAAGAGAGGAGATACAAAGAAATGAAAAAATACAATTTATCAAACATTATGAAAAGAGCATGGGAGTTAGTTAAAAAGGCAGGTCTTTGCATCTCCGAAGGATTAAAAAAAGCATGGAAGGAAGCAAAGCATATGGGAGAAATCACAAAAGGTTCCGCAAAGCAGATCGCATGGGCACAGGACATTAAAGATGGCGTAATCAAAGCATTAAATCTCAGTCTGAAGCTCAACAAAGAAAGCGAAAACAATTATCTGGCATCAATCAGAGAAAAAAATCTGGTTGACATCGAAAAAGTAAGCGAGGCTAAATGGTTTATTAATCTTTTCTTAACCGCTAAAGAAAATTACAAGGCTGAAATTTGTTTTGGAAACTATATGACAAAAGAAGAATTAGCCGAAGATTATGCTAGTCTTGTAAGCTCTAAATTGATGGAAACTTTTTAATGAGGAGGAGAAAAAATGATGAAAGAAGCGGAAAGAGCAAAAAAAGAAATGTTGGATTTTTTGAAGAAAAATGAATCTACAGGAACTGCAAAAGAGGACTTTTACGAACTCAAAGAGAAAACAGAACAAGCTTTCTTTGTATCACTCGTGCTAGATCTGCGAGAAAGACGTGCTAAACTTTGGATGCAAGGAAAACATGACGAAGTAGATTCGTGGGCACTGTCAAAAATTCACGAAGCATTAGTCTCTGACAGAAAAACCGAAGTGAGAAAGATAACGGACATAGTAGAAAAAAACACTCACGCTGCCTTGCGAAAACAATTTCCTGATCTGTATGATTTCCTGTATGCTTGCAACGACGAGGAAACAGAAAACAAACAAAGAGTGCATGAATTGCACAAACTGGGATACACAGCAGAAAAATTGTGGGAAATGCCGCATGAGGATGTGGGAGAAGATTATTTACAGATGCTATTAGACACAGAAAAAAGAGGCTGAAAACAGCCCCCTTCTCCATTGACTTAATAGTCAACAAAATAGTTTCTACTCACACGCATAAATGCGGACAACCATATTATAGCAAAATATTATCGCAAAGTCAACTAAATACCCGCCGCGGAGGTACGAAGGCAGAAAGGAAGAAAAATGAAGAAATGGAATATTTACAAAGCCACACGAGAGATTAAAGAAAGAGACATTTCAGAAATAGTGCAGGGGTGTACATTTTTCTGCGATGATGTTTTCGAAGAATTAATAAAATCTTGTGACACATTAGAAGAAGCAAGAGAAGTTTTAAAAAAATATAAGACAGATATTACCTATTATTCCGGAAATACCGAAGACTGCTACCTGATTACGGAATACTGCATCTTGCCAGAAATCTATGACGAAGACGGCGAGATCGTGGAGTCTGGCGACACCGTAGAAATTACAGAAATGAAAATCGCTGTCGAGGATGAGGAGTGGAACGTTGTAAAAACATTTGACAACCTGAAAGAGGCGGACGACTTTGTACACAATGACGAAAGGGAATTGACACTGGCGTATTAGATCGGGGCGAAAGCACTTGCTTTAGCAGGTGCTTTTTTATTATTTTGAGAAAAAAAGAAAAGAGGGAAGAATTAATTCTTCTCTCTTGTTAGTTGCCCTATTAGTGGACTAATTATTTTAAATTAATAGTTACTTTCTTATCTGTCCAAAATGAAGCTCTATATTCTAAAATCACTTTCTTTGCGTCTTTTGGTACTTCGTAATATGTTGTAAAGCTTACGTTCTTCCCCGGAGACAAATTAGTGTTAACAAAATCACTGTCTCCTATATATTGCTGTTCGCAAGCTGAATTATCTGCATAGCATTCGCAATCAGATACAGATACATATTTGTCACCTTTTTCTGCAATATTTTCACAAGTAAAGTCTACAGCTACATATTCACATCCATCTTTTGGAGTAAAGTATTCTCCACCATCATATCCAAATTCAGCCTTTTTAGCAGTTACTTTTAAACCGTCATTCTCAAAAGATTCGCCAACCTTTACGCTGTCTTTCTCTTTTGCTTCTTCCTTTTTGGCAGTTTCTTTTTTAGCCGCTGTTGTTGCTGTAGTACCCTTTGAAGAATCAGTGGAAGAACTGTCATCGTCACCACCACCCATTGCCATTCCTAAAACAGCCAGAACGATGATAATGATAATTACCCATTTCAGCTTGCCGCCCTGTTTCTTCTGGCAATGAGGACACACTTTAGCTTTTGCGTCAATTTCTTCTTTGCAGTACTTACAAACTTTAGTTTTTTCTTTGCTCATATTTTCTGCTCCTTTTTTTATTATTACTATATTAATAATTTAGGTAAAATTATACAGGATATTTATGATTTTAGCAAGCATAAATGTAAATTTTATATCATATAATTAAACAAAAACAGAAAATACTTGATAATAGAGAACGAATGTTCTATAATATAGAGGGAGGGATACTATGGAAGAAAGAAAAAAAGAAGAGATTCTAAAAGAAATTTTTACTCTCTTAGAACCTCTCCCTAAATTAAAATTAATAAAGATTTTAGTTTACGTCAAAGTACTGTTTTACTCCTGAGTCGAAGCTAAAAAATCTATTAATTTGCTGACGGTCAACTTGTTTTCCTCATTAAGTTGACCGTATCTTTTCAAAAGGTTGGCTTCTTGCGTTGCTTTCAAAATGGCAGAGTTTTCAGTTTCGCCCTTGTCTTCCTCGTCCCAACCCGTAAGCGTTGCTGGGGCAATGCTTAAAGCGTCAGCAATTTTTTTAATCATTTCGGCATCTACACGCTTGATACTTCCAGCTTCATACTTCTGCACGGTAGCCTCGGTTATTCCTATTTTCCCACCAAGTTCCCTGAGTGTCATTCTTTTCTTTTCCCTGTAAAACCTAATGTTATTTCCAACCTTTGTTGTAAAATCGCTCATTTCTTAATTCACCTCCTTCCATATATATACTATCATATTATGAAAGAAAATCAATACAAAAATAAAAAAAACTTTCACAACATGCTTGACAACTTTCACAATATGATGTATAATCTATCATGTAAGGAAAAACAAAGCACCGAAAGGAGGCGCAAGATGAATCTTTCCAAGTTAAGAGGAATGATTGCGGAAAAAGGACAGACTTATAAAGGATGTGCTGCCGCAATTCATGTTAGCCCACAAACATTTACAAAAAAAATGCGTGGCGCGACAATATTCGACATTGAAGAGGCTAACAATTTAGGCGATTTTCTTGAAATGACAGGAAAGGAAAAAATAGATATTTTTTTATCCTAAAACTATCATAATAAGAAAGTGATTTATCATAATGGGAAAGGAGGATGACCAGATGGAAACAAGAAATCTATACAGAGATAATGAGAAAGTAGTCGAGGCTACATTTCACAACGACAAACTTCTTTACATAGTAACTTATTTTTTTGATGTGGATTTATTTGTACGTGGAAGGGTTACTGTTTATAGCGACGGCACAGTGATAACATCGGGTGATGTAGATGTAATTTAGGAAGGTGACTAGATGAATAATATTCAAATCTTCAAAAACAATGAATTTGGAGCGATTCGAACCCAGATAATTAATGATGAACCGTGGTTTGTTGGGAGGGATGTAGCCGAATCTTTGGGATATGCAGAACCTAGTAGTGCAATTTCAAAGAAGGTGGATGCCGAAGACAAAGGTGTTGCCAAAATGGAAACACCTTCTGGAAAACAGAAGGTAACCATCATCAATGAGTCGGGACTGTACTCCTTAATATTTGGAAGTAAATTAGAGTCCGCCAAGCGTTTCAAACGATGGGTTACTTCTAAAGTTCTCCCATCCATCAGAAAGACGGGTGGTTATCAGAAACAGTTGTCCCCTCAAGAAATGATGCGTATTCAGTTGGGCATGATAGACGACCACGAAGACCGTATTAAGAGCCTTGAGAGCAATATGGTAATTGACTATGGGCAACAGCAAACATTGCGACAGCACGTCAATAAAGCAGTTCTGAACGCATTAGGCGGCAAGAACACAGAAGCCTATGCATATATCAGCAAAGTTGTATTCGCCGAATGTAACAGGGATTTACAAGACCGGTTTAAAGTTAATAGCCGAAACAACATCCCTCGCAAACGCTATGAGGAAGCTATTGACTATGTAGACAACTGGGAACCGAAAACAAACACAAAGTTGAGAATTGACGAGTATAACCGTCAACAGAGATTTGAGGTGTAGGAGGTAAAAAAATGAGGGTTATGTACAATTTGCTGACCATCATGTCAGTAGCGTTGGTTATCTGGATCTCGTCCAGTTGGGTTGGCGTGGTAACACATACCGCCGGAAAAGATTATAGCAATTATAATTTCTTCGTGATGTTAGGAGGTGAATAAAAAATGAATGAGCCTCCAAGAAAAGAGTATGTTATTAGATTACTCTACACCCTCTTAGGACGACAACAAGGTGTAGAGTATGACAAAGTATTCTACACTGATAAAGACGGTGTAGAGCATGAGGTAAAAAAGGAAGAGCCCTACCATTAAGCTCTTACGATAAATCATACAAGTAAATCATACAAAAGACTTGGCAATTTGTCAAGATAGGAGGTAGACATGGCATATATAGTTATCCAAGATTGGATGATATCAGATTTGCAGTTAAGAGGGAACGAGCTTCTCACATATGCCCTTATTTATGGCTTTTCGCAGGACGGCGAATCAGAATTTAAGGGGTCATTGAAATATATTTCCAAATTCCTTGGCGTATCAAAAAGCACTGCACAAAGAAATCTTGAAAATCTTGTAAATCGTGGAGTGATTGAGAAGAGGGTTGAAGAGATTAGTGGGGTGAAATTTAACCGTTATATAGCTCATGAAAAAGCTGAGCCCCCTATAGTCAAAACGAGTACAGGGTGTAGTCAAAATGGGTACGGGGGTGTAGTCAAAATGGGTACAGGGTGTAGTCAAAATGGGTACGGGGGTGTAGTCAAAATGGGTACCAATAATACTAATATATATAATACTAATAATAATGCTAGTAATAATACTAAAGATAAAAGCGTGCCCGCGAGATACTTTGACGACGAGGAACTAAACAATAAGTTTCTGGAATTTCTTTCCATGCGTAAGAAGATTAGAAAACCCGTCCGAACAGATAGGGGAATGCAAACCTTGATTGCAAAATTGCGATTTCTGTCCAAGGATGATGTTGAGATGATGAAACGGATTATAGACCAATCGCTTGACAACGAATGGCAAGGCCTTTTTTCACTGAACGGCAAAGGGGGTAACATCGACAGCCGCTTGTATGACAAGGTGAGAGAATGGGCGAAAAAGAAAGAACAAGAAGAACGGGAAGAGCAAAAAGAACAGGAGGGAGGCGGAATGTATGACGATTTCGGAGTTTTCTAAAATCGTAGCCGCATTAAAGACCGTTTATACGTCTCCGGGGTTCATTCCCAACGAGCCCGCCTTGGATATGTGGTACCGCTTGGTAGGCAAGAACAACGACTACCAGACAATGAGCGTAGCGGCACAGATGTACATGACAACCGGCAAGTTTCCACCAACACCAGCAGATATTTTGGAGTGTGCCAGCAAACTCAAGGCAGAAAGCAGCTACCTGAGCGAGCAGGAAGCATGGGCAACAGTGGCAAAAGCGTGCAGTAATGGGATTTACGGCTACAGAGAGGAGTTTGACAAACTGCCCCCTACGTTGCAAAAGGCAGTAGGAACGCCACAGACGCTCCACGACTGGGCGGTAGTAGATTCAGCGGACTTTCAGACGGTCATACAGTCAAATTTCCTCAGAAGCTACAGAGCGGCGTTAGAAGCACAAAAGGAGATAGACAAATACCCACCGAAGCTCAAAGAAATGATAAGAGCGGCGGGGGCGATAGAACAGAAAGAAACAGTACCAGAACTACCCACACTGGGAGAAATAGTTGGGCGGTTAGAGCAGGATAATAAAAATTATACCCCGGAACAGTGCGAGGGAGCGTTAGGGGATTGGATAGCAGAAAAGAAAGAGAGATTAGGTTATGGATACAATGATTAATGCAACAGGATTTCCGGCAAAGGAATACGACAACGAAGTGACAGGGAAAGGAGTGATCCCGGCAGAAGTCACGATTACTGTCAAAGACAAAGAGGTATCGCAGGGACTGCTTGAGCTGTTTAGACTTGGCGTTGAAAGAAGCAACGACATGAAAAAGATAGAGGCATACGCCAGAGGCTACAACGAACTGAGCAAGGCTATTAAAGAGGCATGGGGGACAGGAAATGGAACGAGGATTTGACCCGGCTAGAGAATATTTAAAGACACAGCACCTTGAAGCGGAATATGAGTGCAGAACAGCACACAAAGCAATCAAACGAGGCGCGGAAAGTTACAACGAATACGAGAGATATGAGGAGGAATTAGAGCAATGACACTATACGAGATTGACAGTGCAATTATGGATTGCGTAGACGAGGAGACAGGAGAAATTATTGAGGGAGCCATGGAAGAATTAGAGCTTGACAATATCCAGAAAGCCGAAAATATCGCATTATCAATAAAAAATGACGCGGCAATGGCTAAAGCTTTGAAAGAGGAGATTGATAAGCTTACGCAACGGCTCAGAACTTGCAACAACAGTATAGACAGCAAGAAAAAATATTTACCGTACTTACTCGGAGACAAAAAGCTTAAGACGGCAAGAGTCAGCGTGAGCTACAGAAACAGCGAGTCTGTGACCATTGACGACCTAGGAAGTCTGGCAGAGGAATACATCAGAATTCCGGAGCCACAGGCGGACAAAACAGCGATCAAAAAGGCGATTAAAGCCGGGGTAGAGGTCACAGGGGCACATCTTGAGACCTCAAAGAGCGTGATTGTGAGGTAAGGGAAGATGGGAGAAATTCACAAAAAGTTGCAAAAAATTCAGGCAGAATTAAAGGTACCAAAAAGCAGGTACAGCGACTTTGGAAAATACAACTATAGGAGCTTAGAGGACATCTACGAGGCGGTAAAACCGTTGTTAGACGAAGAAGGTTTACTACTGTCCATTAGCGACGAAATCGTCATGTTGGGCAACCGATTTTACATAAAAGCGACAGCAGTTTTGAAAGACGTAGAAAGCGAGAGTAATTTTTGTACTACAGCATACGCCAGAGAAGAAGAGAGTAAACCAAAGATGGACGCGGCACAAATTACCGGAGCGGCATCAAGCTACGCAAGGAAATACGCATTAAACAGCTTGTTTCTTCTGGACGACTCGAAAGACGCGGATACAGATGAATACAAACGCAACGAGGTTGTCACAGAAAAAGAAGCGAAACGGCTCTATGATCTGATGCAAAAAAAAGGAATGACGGAAGCTCAGATTAAAGAATGGGCAAGCCAAAGAGGTTTAAAATCATTGTATCAGACGACACAACAACAATATGCCGAAGCCATGAAGGAATTAGGACTAAAATAGCATGGATTTAACTGGAAAAATAAAAAACTTAGCGGTGGATTATTTTAGCAAAAAGATAACAGTTACCCTGGAAATCAACGAGGCGGAGCGGTTTATAAAGGGCGTGGACGATCTGAAAAAGTTGGAAAAGCTGTCCATAATAATTAAACCGTTCCGCAAGAAAAGAAGCCTGTCGGCAAATGCCTATTTCCACGTCCTGGTCACCAAAATAGCGGAGAAAGTCGGCACGAGCAAGGCAGAAGCCAAAAATTTAATGATAGGCAGATACGGGCAGCCGGAGCTGATAAAAGGGGACATAGCAGTTTTGAAAACTAACGTCCCAACCGACATCATGTACAAAAAAGAGGACGTTCACACGGTTGCGATAGGGCGGCGGCTAGAAAAAGGCAAAGAGGTAGTATTTTACAGGCTCATGCGAGGTTCACACACCTACGACAGCCGGGAAATGAGCGAACTAATCAAAGGCACGATACAGGAAGCGGAAGACTTAGGAATCGAAACGCTAACACCAAGAGAATTGGAACAAATGCTAGGAAAATGGAAGCCAAGAAAGGAAGAAGAGAAATGAAAAAATTTGAATTAACAACAGAATCTATTACAAACGTAGCTGGAAAAAAGTTATTTAGAATTAAAGCGCTGGTTGAATTCGGGGACGTGAAAGCTGGAGAACTTGGAGGATATGTAGAGAAAGAGGAAAATGTATCCCAAGATGGCAATGCATGGGTTTCCGGCAACGCAGAGGTTTCCAGCAATGCAGAGGTTTACGGCGATGCACAGGTTACCGGCAACGCAAAGGTTTGCGGCAACGCAAAGGTTTCTGGCTACGCAAGGGTTTCCGGCAACGCAAAGGTTTCTGGCTACGCAAGGGTTTCCGGCAACGCATGGGTTTACGGATATGCACGGGTTTACGGATATGCATGGGTTTGCGGCGATGCACAGGTTTCCGGCAACGCAAAGGTTTCCGGCAATGCATGGGTTTCCGACAATGCACGGGTTTACGGCAACGCAAAGGTTTCTGGCTACGCAAGGGTTTCCGGCAACGCAAAGGTTTCTGACAATGCAAGAATTTCCGACAATGCAGATTATGCATTAGTACAGGGATACGGGACAGAATTCCGCTGCACAACTTTTTACAGGGGAAAAAATAAAAAAATAATGGTTAATTGCGGATGCTTTCATGGAGATTTAGAAGAATTTAGAAAACAGGTAAAAGAAACACGAAGCGGGAAAATAGCAAAAGAATACCTAATGATCGCTGATTTAATGGAATATCATTTCGCAAGCGAGGATTCTAGCGATGAATAGCGTACTACAAACGAAAAAAGAGTGTTTTTTCTGCAAAACGACTAGGAATCTGCACAGACATCATGTCCTATATGGCAGTAGCAACAGAAAACAAGCCGAAAAGTATGGTTTTACAGTTTATTTGTGCTTGAATCACCATACCAACGGCGGCGAGGCAGTACATCGCAACCCCAACGGACCACTAGACAGGTACCTCAAGGAGCTGGCGCAGAAGTACTGGGAGGAGAACAACGGAACCAGGGAAGAATTTATCAAAACATTTGGGAGGAATTACCTGTGAACAAATTTAGAAATAAAAAGATTTTTACGACAGCCGGAAAGTTTGACAGCAAGAGAGAAATGCATCGCTATTTAGAACTGGTGGCGATGCAAGAAGCGGGAGAAATTACAGGATTAGAGCGGCAGCCGAGATATATCCTTGTGGGCAGTCAGAAGCGAGAAGATGGCACTACAGAACGCCCTGTATCATACACAGCAGATTTCCGCTACACAGACAAGGAGGGGAAAATTGTTGTTGAGGACGTAAAATCCCCGCGCACAAGAAAAAATCCGGAATATATCGTCAAGAGAAAACTGATGCTTGAGCGATACGGCATCACGATCAAGGAGGTAGCGTAATGGGAAAAGTAGGAGACTCAAAAGCAAGAAAAGCGGCAGAAACGATCAGAAAGTACTGCAATAAGCACAAGTATTGCGAGGGATGTATTTTTGATATGGGAAATGTAGGTGAAAACTGCCTACTGCTCAACAAAGGGCCGCTTGAATGGATAAAACAGCTGGACACCCTCCGGGGTTAAGGATAGATACACATTACAGTAACACGTTAACGGTTCCATGAGGAGCTATATGCCATTGATTCCTCCGGATTTATTCCGGAGGGGAAAGGAAAGAAAATGACGGTAGAAGAAAAAGCGGAATGGAAAGCAGCGCAAAAACCCGTTGCCATTATCGGCGCCGCGTTTATTACCATTGACGGAGAGTTAAAAGGGAAACCGTTAGCTATTGAAGTGAAAATGGATAGTGGGGAAACAGTTTTGTATGAGCGAATGGTTGACTATAACGATTTAGAGCAACTAAGAAAAGAGGAATAAAAATGCCATACGGTCTGAAAGATGAAGAATTTAATAAAATACAAAACGAAATAGTGAGAAAACTATATGAAATGCCAAGCCTTGACCGAGCTGCATTCTTGGTGGAATGCACAGAACAAGAACTAAGGGAAGCAATGAGCGAACTACGCAAAACACCCAAATCAAATGGAAAAATAGAAGCTATAGAAAGGGAATTGAGAAACAGAGGATACAAAAATAAAAAAACAAAGTTTTTCCCAAGCGACTTGGCGGAAAAGAGATTTGCGAGGGAATGGACGAAAGCGTGCGGAAAAATAAAAAGAGCCAGCGGAAACGGATATATATACAAACCGATATCTGGTTGCGGGATGTATGAGAAAGGAGAATGAGGATGGATAAGGGAAAAACTGTAAGCTTTGATTTATTAAGAATCAATAATGGAATGAAGAAAATATGCACATGCAATCCTCCACATTATGAGCTTGATATTGAAAATCGAATTATTATGTGTAGAGATTGCGGAGCGGTTGTGGATCCATTTGAGGCAATGTTGTCAATCGCAAGATATCATGAGCAACTAAGAGAAGAAACCAATCGATTAAAAAGAAAAGTAAAAGTTTATTCAGAAGAAGCAAATAAAGAGCTAAAAAGAATGCGTAAGAGCAGGGTGTTTCGCGAGATGGAAGAATCGTATAGAAAAAATATGCTTCCAAGATGTCCGAAGTGCCAAGAATACTTTGACCCACTGGAAATTATTGAATTTAGAAATGCAAAATATATAAAACAAGAGGAAGAAAGGTAGTAAGTGACCTATGAACCATGAATCCAGAATACTACAAGATATGCTTATTGCCAGGAAAATGGATGTACATGAATTTAAAGAGCGTATAGATGCAACAAAACCAGGCATTTACATGAACATATCAGAAAAATTTATGCAGGGTGAAATAAGCGAGGACGAATTTGTGGAGCAGTATAACCGATTGGTTGAGCAAGAAGCTGAAAAACACTGGGAACCAGTCGAACCACACGAGCATATTTAGGAGGGGAGAAAAATGATATTTGTAGACGTGGAAAATAAATTAAAATACGACACAGACAGGATGGAATTGATTTCCGACAAGGTCAAAATGGAAGTTGGAAGACCTTTTAGAATCTCGGTAAACGCCGAAATATACAGAAGTAAAAAAGGCAGATGGTTGGGCGTGGCGAAATGGATGGATGGAGACGAAGAAGGCAGGGTACTAGAAGAAAACGAGGTGCAACAATTTTTACTAAAGTATGATGTAGAAGCTTACGAAAAAATTTTTAAAAAATTGGAGGAGGCATAAAATGTTAACTGCTGTATATGATACAGGGCGTTCTACCGACGTAATGGAAATCCAGAAGGATGCTCAATATTTGAAAGAAGAAATGGTTGGTTGTATATACAGACACTTCAAAGGAGAATTATATATCGTAACGGACGTTGTAGTAAATTCCGAGTCTCTTGAAATAGAAGTAATATACAAAGACTTTACACCTTCCCAGCTTACATGGAGTAGAGATTTAAAACAATTTTTTTCGGGAGTCAATACAACAAAGTACCCTGACGCGCTACAAAGAGTGAGGTTTAAAAAAGTTGGAAGAAACGGGGAGATAGAACGATGAGCAATCCCAAACACGACTGGTATGGGCACGCAGTCAAGCAAGTAAAAAAGTACCCAGATAAGTTAATTGCAGAAAATACAGCTCAGTCAGCCCTGTGGATGTACGCTATTAACAAGGCGATAAAACAGACAGAGGGAATGGACAACGGTGAGGACAGAATGAAAGCTGTACAGCTGGTGTATTTTGAGGATAGATACACGATAGCAGGGGCGGCGGATAAGCTCGGATATGCAGAGATGACTATACGCAGATGGCTTAGTGCTTTCGCCAATTTGGCTGGGAAATATGCGGGATATTAGAGAGGGGGGAATTATTTCCCCCTCTTTTTTTATGTTTGTCTAACACGGCTTAAAAAATGTCGTACAATACACTTGTACGGACGAGTACTGGTAACTTTTTGTGAGACATAACCTCCTCTATCTTGTGGTAAAAGTGTAAGCTCTCACCCGCGTAAAAGAGAGTACACAAGACGCCTATCCCACGGTGCCTTGTGTCCCATACAGGTTGCGGGTCTACAAGTGTTTAGGGACCAGCCGCTTATTAGTCTTACCCCGGCGGCTGTTAAGGTGCAATTCCTTATGCTTGTGCTTGAGTGTGTGTTCACTCAATGGGACAAAAATTTTTTCATATTTTCTTTCCTTTCATACAACCCCGTAAACAATCCATTACGGGGTTATGGTTGTATTTAGGAGGTGACCCCAAAATGGGATAAGTAAATACCAGGAGTGGCTGACCCAAGAAGGGTTGCTAAAAATAGAGGGATGGGCACGAGATGGATGCACGGACAAAGAGATCGCAGCAAACATCGGAATCAACCCGGATACCTTGTATACATGGAAGAAAAAATTTCCAATTTTAGCCGATACCTTAAAAAAGGGAAAAGATGTTGTGGACAGGCAGGTGGAAAAAAGCCTGTTACAACGGGCACTAGGGTACAGCTACGAAGAGACGAGCGAAAAGTACGAAGGCGGAGTGATGACGGAGCGAAAAGTAACAAAAAAGCACGTCGCACCAGATACAACAGCGCAGATATTTTGGTTAAAGAACAGGAAGCCAGAACAATGGCGAGATAAGCCGCAGTCAGAGAGCGCAAGCGACAAAGCACTGGCGAAAGCTATTGAGATTCTTGGGGGTGTCGATAGTGCCATTGACTAGCAAGCAGGCAGAATACCTGCAAGGCTGCAACCATCGTTGGAACGTAAAGACCGGGGCGACAGGCTCCGGGAAATCCTTTGTGGACTACGCAATCGTAATCCCTCAACGCCTGACACATCTAAAGGGATTAGGGCTTGCTGTGATGTTGGGAAACACCAGAGGCACGCTACAACGTAACATACTTGACCCCATGCGGGAGATTTGGGGCGAAGAGCTAGTTGGTGAGATACGCAGCGACAACACAGTACAGCTATTTGGCAAAAAAGTATATGCATTAGGTGCCGACAACAAGAAGCACGTTGCAAGGATACAGGGAGCGACGATTGAGTATGCATACGGCGACGAAGTAACGACGTGGAACCAAGAGGTATTTGAGATGTTAAAGTCTCGTCTCAGGACATCGCACAGTCATTTTGATGGCACTTGCAATCCGGCGGGGCCGAAACATTGGTTTAAGGGCTTTCTGGATTCTGATGCAGATATATTCCAGCAGGCGTACAACATACATGATGGCTGCCTGCCTCCGGCGGTAGTAGACGAACTGATAAAAGAGTACTCCGGGACACACAGGTATCAACGCTACATACTGGGCAAATGGGCAGTGGCAGAAGGGCCTGTGTACGATATGTTTTCAGAGGAAAGGCACGTCTGCAAAGCAAAGACCAGCGGAGAGATAATTGTGAGCAGCGATTTTGGTATGCAGAACCCTACCGTCTTCTTGATCTGGCAGAAAAGAGTAGATACCGGCAACTGGCACTGCATAAAAGAGTACTACTATTCAGGCAGGGAGAACAACCGCATGAAGACAGTCAGTGCGCTAGTAAAAGGACTAGAGGACACGCTAAGCGGGCAGAAAGATGATTTAGTGATCGTTGACCCATCCGCCACCGCCCTCATCGTGGAGTTACGTAGCAAAGGGCATAAAGTCAAAAAAGCAGATAACACTGTTAACGATGGGATAGCAGACGTTGAGACGATGTTGACACAAGACAAATTATCGTTTGACCCGTCTTGCACGCACACGATCGAGGAATTTGGTATCTATGCATGGGACCCAACAGCGGCTGACAAGGGAAGGGACGAAGTTATAAAACAGTCAGATCACGCAATGGATGCTATCAGGTATTTTGTAAAAACAAAAAAACTCGTCAAGCGCAGTCAATCAAGACAATACAAATCAATTCTAGGGTGATAACAATGTATCTATCATATCAAGATTTCATTGCCGCAAAAGACAAAGGGCAATTTATAAATCAGTTTATAAAATTCCACGAGAGTACAGGAGCATATAAAGAGGCATTAAAGGCGGACAAGTATGACGCACAGGAAAATGAGACTATCTTGCAATTTCAGCGCGTTTATTACACCCTGCTGGGTCAAAAAAAGATAGATAATTTTTCGTCTAACGCACAGATATGCTCTAATTTCTTCCACAAATTAAATACACAGCGTTGTTCATACAGTCTGGGAAACGGTGTCTTTTTTAATGACATGAGTGTCAAGGACAAACTGGGCAAACAGTTTGACAGAAGAATCAAAGAGGCGGCGTACAATGCATTAATTCACGGTCAGTCCTTCTTGTTCTGGAATGTGGACCACGTGCACGAATTTCCTTTTACACAGTTCGCCCCGATGTGGGATGAGGACACAGGGGCGTTGATGGCAGGCATAAGATTCTGGCAGCTGGACGAACAGAAACCGTTTAAGGTTGTGTTGTACGAAATAGATGGTTATACAACCTATAGCGCAGAAAGCAAATTTGGGGAATTAAAAGAGACCGCTCCCAAGCGGGCATACAGACAAAGAGTCGAGGTTGCTAATAATTTGGAACCCGAAATCATCGGGGAAGAAAATTATAGCAGTCTCCCTATTGTGCCGATGTTTGGCAACAAAAGGCATATAAGCACCCTGAGGGGGATGCAGTCGAAGATTGACGCCTACGACGCGGTGCAAAGTGGTTTTGCCAATGATCTAGACGACTGTGCACAGATGTATTGGCTTATTTCCAATGCTGACGGTATGACAGATGATGAGCTGGCAGAGTTTAGGGACCGGCTTAAATTTCAGCACATCGCAAAGGCCGAGGAGGGTCAGGTACAGGCATACACGCAAGAACCGCCATATACCGCTAGAAAAGAGTTTCTCACGCAGATGCGGTCAGAGATTTATGAGGACTTCGGGGCATTGGACGTACACGCCATAGCCGCCGGAGCAACAAACGATCATATCGACGCAGCATACCAGCCACTAGACGATAATGCAGATGATTTTGAGTACTTTGTGGGCGACGCGATTGAGAAGATTCTGGAGCTTGCAGGGATTGACGACGAGCCACAATTTAAGCGGAACAGAATCAGCAACGAAAAAGAGCGTACAGATATGATTCTTGAGGCGGCTAATTATCTGGACGAAGAAACCATACTGAAAAAATTACCGTTTATCGCACCGGAGGAAGTGCCGGACATTTTGGCAAAGTTGGACGAAGAATCATATAACCGCTACACAGAACCGATTGAACCCGATACGCCGGAAGATAACCCGGAAGGGGATGAATAACTATGTATCCATCCGACAAGTGGACAGAGCAGGAGCTACAAAAGTTAGAAAAACGGCTGACAGACGTATATAAGCAGGCTGAAAAAGAGCTTGACGGCAAAGCGAGAAACTATTTTAAACAGTTTTCCAGGCGATACGCTAAAGAATACGCGGCATACCAGGCAGGAAAGTACACCAAGAAAGAATTTGAAGCATGGCTGATAAATCAGTATGGCAGAGGACAGAGGTGGGAAGCGCTCCGTGAGGACATGGCTCGGAGGTTGACAGAATCAAACCAGATTGCCGCGGCGTACATCAATGAGAAAACCCCACTTGTGATTGCTCTTAATCATAACTTCGAGGCATACATGATTAAATCTCTTGTACCTGATAGACAGATAAAAGAGATTGGAGATATTGCCTTTAATTTGGTTGATGAGCATACAGTTAAGCGACTAACGGTCAGAAAACAGAAGATTCTTCCGCCTCGAAGGGTGCTAAAAAGCAAAGATGTGCGTTGGAACAAGAAGAAATTGCAAAATGCACTATTGCAAGGAATATTGCAGGGCGACAGCATAAAAAAACTCGCAGGGCGATTCCGAGACGTTACAGGTATGAACCATACTGCCGCGATTAGAAACGCCCGCACAGCATTCACAGGAGCGCAGAATGGAGGCAGGCAGGCGGCATACGAGGAAGCCTACCAGATGGGGATTGATGTAGTTAAGCATTGGACAGCGACAAAAGATTTGAGGACACGAGATAGTCACAGAGCGTTAGACGGCGAGGAAGTACCGTTTAACATGGCTTACTCAAACGGTCTTATGTATCCGGGAGACCCAAGCGGAATCCCGGCGGAGGTTTATAACTGTCGATGTACGCAACGAACTGCGCTGCCCGCCGAACTGGCACAACCACGAATGATACGCGTTAAGAATTTGGAAACAGGCAGAAACGAAGTTGTAGAAGACATGACCTATTACGAATGGTTAGCAACGCAAAGGGGGCGAATATAATGGCGGATATTGATGTTGTAAGCCATGTAGACGAAGTAATACTCAAGACCACGATGGCACTTGCAAGAGCATTAGAGCAGGCAGGAGCCGCCGCAGAGGGGCACGCAAAAGACCTTTGCCCGGTCGATACGGGCGCGTTGAGAAATAGCATTACGCATCGGACTGACTTGGAAAATCTCACAGAGATAATAGGAAGTAACGAAGAATATGCCGCCTATGTGGAACTGGGAACTGGCGTGTATTACAAGGGAGGAAGAAAGACCCCGTGGACTTATCAGGACGATAAGGGACAATGGCACATCACAAACGGTCAGAGGGCGCAGCCGTATTTAAAACCGGCGGCGGCAAATTACGCGAAAGAATACACAGCAATCATTGCAGATGAATTAAAAGGAGCGATGGAATAATGGACAGATTGTCTTTGCTCGTCAAGGCAAAAGAAACGGCGGAGTATTTTACTGATAAAAAGTTTAAATACTCGCAGAACGTGGCGAATAGCTGGGCAGGCGCAAAGAAGAAAAAGGTAAGTAATTGTGCATCGTATGTATGTTATTGCCTACAGCAATTAGGCATCCTCAAACCGGGGCAACTGTTTTATTGCAACAGGAACGGAAGAGTTGTCTATAAGGGTGCTGGAACAAAAGCGGCTATATCAAAACGATATAGATTGATAAAAGTAAATAAATTACCCCGGAATTATAAAAACAAATTAAAACCGGGAGACATTTGCTTTTACCGCCTGCACACCAATATTTTCGCAGGAATAAACGAGAGCAATAAAATGGTGTGGTGGGATGCCGGAAAGGCTAGCACAAATACTAAAAAAGCAGGCGGTATTTATAAAAAGATACACAGGATCATTAACAGCAAACAGAAAATTTTGTACGTGCTGAGATGGAAAGGGTGAGGAAATGACGCAGAGGAAAATTATTGACGTGTCGGTATACAATGGCACAATCGACTGGAAAAAAGTAAAGAAATACGGTTGTGATGGTGCGATCATTAAGATTATCCGCAAGGATTTAGGCAAAGATAAGAAGTTTGAGGCAAACTACAAAAAATGTGAGGAGTTAGGCATCCCATGGGGCGTATACAACTACACATACGCTACCACAACGGCAAAAGCTAAGTCAGACATGGAGCTTGTGTGCGATATCCTCGACAAAGTCAGCAAAAAGCATTTTAAATACGGCGTCTGGTTTGATATCGAGGACAAAGTGCAGGCAAGGCTGAGCAAAACAAAGATTGCTGAGATTATTAATACGGCACAGACTGTCGTTGAGTCAAGAGGCTATAAATTTGGCGTTTACACTGGGATGTCGTATTTTTCGGAGCATATTGATAAAAACAAAGTTAACTGTAAAAACTGGTGGATTGCACGTTATTACAAAGGCTATAACCGCATGGCGTTTAAAGCGACACCAAACAAATCTTATAAGCCTACAAACGTGCCTGACCTTATGGCATGGCAGTATACCAGCTCTGGCGTATTCCCGACCAAGGTTTCAACCGGCAACGGCGGAAATTTTGATTTAAATATTTTGTATCATGACTTCTCGGTGACGGCACAGAAGGAAGAAACAGCAAAAAAAGGTAAATACACCGGGAAATTCCCTAAATTGCCGCCAAGAGGCTATTACACATTTTTAGACGGCATTACAGTGCTAAAAAGTGCAGGATGGGAAATTGAAAAATTGCAGAAGTTTTTAAACTGGGCTATCGGCTCGAAATTAGATACTGACGGCAAATACGGCGAAAAGACAGAAGATGCGGTTAGCATTTTCCAGTCGAAATGTAAATTAAAAATTGACGGCAAATTTGGGGCAAAATCCCTTAAAGCCGCAAAAACATTTAGAAAGTAATCGCGAAGTACTGCGATTTACATATAAAGTCATTTAGGGAAAGAAATCCCTCGAAGAAAAGGAGTAATCAAATGGCATTAACAAGAGCTTTTTTAAAGAGCATGACACTTACAGATGAACAGATTTCCGCGATCATCGAAGAACACTCTGCAACCGTTACAGGTTTAAAAGGCGAGATCACTAAATACAAAGAGGACGCAGAGAAAGTTCCAGACCTCCAGAAAAAATTGGAGGACTACGAAAAGGATGATTGGAAAGGCAAGTACGAGAAGGAACACGCAGATTTTGAAGGCTACAAGGCCGAACAGGACAAGAAGGCATCGTACAATGCGAAAGAAGCCGCATACAAAAAGATGCTTGAAGATTCCGGCGTGTCCAGTAAAGTAATTAACCTTGCATTAAAAGCATCAAAAGAGACTATTGATAATTTAAAAATCGGAACTGACGGAAAACTTGAGAATGCAACAGAGGTAGAAAAAGGCATCAAAGAAGCGTATGCCGACTATATTACAACCGAAACGACTCATGGCGCTAACGTATCGAACCCACCGGGAGGAGAACCGGGGAAAATGACCAAGAAAGAAATCATGGAAATTAAGGATGCGGGCGAACGTCAGAAAGCGATTGCGGAAAATCACGAACTTTTTGGATTTTGAAAGGAGTAGACAATGCCAGGAATAACCACTAGTACTGTATTAAATACAGATAGCGCTCTCAAAGCGAGAGAAATTGATTTTGTAACAAGATTTGACAAAAATTGGGATGCATTAAGAACTATCTTAGGAATCTTTAAACCTATCAGAAAAGAGCCGGGCACTAGCTTAGTGACTTATGAAGCGCAGATGAAGGATGAAGCCTTACAGGGCGGCGCAAGTGTGGGTGAGGGAGAGGCAATCCCTTTTACACAGTTTAAGGTCGTAGAAAGCAAAAGAGAAGATATTGTCGTAGAAAAATACGCTAAATCTTTATCTCTTGAATCTGTGTCAAAATGGGGCGCAACAGTCGCAATTGAAAAGACAGATGATGCCTTTATGGTCGAGCTGCAGAACAAGGTTTTAAAAGACTTTTACACGTTTTTAAAAACAGGAACATTAAAAGGAACACAGAAAAAATGGCAGAAAGCGCTTGCAATCGCAAAAGGTGCTGTACTCAATAAATTCGCAGGGATGAACAGAAACGTAACCGAAGTCGTAGGATTTGCAAACGTAATGGATTTTTACGACTGGTTAGGTGATAAAGAGATTACCGTACAGACAATGTTTGGATTGCAGTATATCAAAGATTTCTTTGGCTTCTCTACACTGCTCCTCCTCCCTGACGACTACATCCCGGCAAAAACCGTCATCGCAACACCGGTGGAAAATATTGATTTATATTATATTGATCCCGGTGACAGCGATTTCAAAAAGCTTGGCCTGGACTACACAACATCTGGCGAAACAAATCTGATTGGATTCCACGCAGGCGGCAACTATACAAACGCCACAGGCGAAACATACGCCATTATGGGGATGAAACTGTGGGCAGAATACCTTGACGGTGTTTGCGTAGTTACTGTCGGAACTACAGAAACTATCCCGGAAGTATCAAGCGCCGTTTCGAAAGCAAGTTCGAACGGAAAATAAAAGGGGTTGATTGAGTGCTTTATGAAATCATGAATCACATTCACAATTTCTTCCCGGTCAAGGGGGCGGCGATCACAGGCAAAATAACAATCGGGGAATGGATTTTTGACACGCACATAGATGCAACGACAAGCGCCGAAGACCTACGTTATTCTGGCACCGCGATTCGCCTCCCTTTACAGGATGGGCAATACTATTTAATCAGTGGCTCTATCTTTAATGACGGGGTTTATCAGTATCGCAAAGGCGATGCTGCCCCATTACAGGAGGAGACATTTGACGGTGTAGTGGTTCCACTGGCTATCCCTAAACCGTTTTTGTCACTGGTGGACGAAATCAGCGAGTGGCAAGCGAAAAACGGCAATTTAGGAGCGTACCAGTCGGAATCGTTTGGCGGCTATTCGTACAGCAGAGCAACAAATAGCAAGGGCGAGACCTACACATGGCAAGATGCCTTTAGGGCGCGCCTGAACCCATGGAGGAAAATGGCATGAGTTTGATTAATGAATTTTTACAAGACTGCATACTCATGGATAAAAAACGCACTTCTGACGGCGAGGGTGGATTTATCACCGAGTGGGTCGAGGGTGCTAAAATACAGGCGGCAATTGTCCGCGACACCTCCATGTCTGCCAGAGTGGCGGAAAAAGAGGGTGTAACAGCAACATATACAATCACTACAGCTAAAACAGTAAAGCTAGGCTATCATGATGTATTAAAAACAAAAGACGGAAAAATTTTTAGAGTTACATCAAATGCAGGAGAAAAAGAAACCCCTGCGTCGTCTAATTTAGACATAGCCCAGGTCATGGCGGAAAAGTGGGAGTTAACGTCATGACTCCAACAGCGGCACTGTATCAATTTTGGTCGTCTTTCGGCATAACTGCATATCCGTCTAACAGGGTGCCGGAAGATACCGCTTTTCCTTTTATCACATATGAGCCAATTACAGCAAATTGGTGGACAGATGCGGCCGCCGCCAGCGCTGTAAATGTCTGGTATCACACAGAATCTGAGGCAGTCCCAAACAAAAAGGCAAAAGAAATCAGCGACAAATTGCAAGGGGGCACCACGGTAAAATGCGATGGCGGATTTATTTTCCTGTCGCAGGACCAGCCGTGGACTCCTTTGGTCGATGAAGCCGACTCGTCGATAGTACGCAGATACACAGTAATAACTATGCAATTTATAACTATTTAACGAGGTGAGTAAATGAAGTATACGCAGGTTCCTTCTGACCTTTTTAAAAAAATCCAGATTAACGCCGGTATTATCGTATCAGCTTTTGAGCCAGAAACGGGTGCCATAACAGCAACTAACATCCTCATGGCAACCAGCGGCGGTTGTAGCTTTAGCGCGGAGCCATCCTTTACGGATTTCGGGGAAGACATTGATAATGTGCCTAAAAACACGATGGAACTCAAGGAAATCGAATCTATTGAGGTAAAATTATCAGGCACAGCCGTTACAATGGATACCGCACAGGCCAAAAGTTTTATGGCGGCAGCAGACGTAGCAGGAAACAAAGTAACACCAAGAGCGGATTTAAAAGCAGAAGATTTTAAGGATATCTGGTGGATAGGCGACTATTCGGATGAAAATTCCGGGGATTCCGCCGGATTTATCGCGATTAAAATTATGAACGCCCTCTCAACGGGCGGATTTAAAATTAAATCAGATGATAAATCCAAAGGAAATTTTGATTTCGAATACACAGGACATTACAGCATTAAGAACGCAGAGACAGTACCTTACGAAGTCTATATCAAAACAGGCGAAGCAGTGTAGGAGGTAAAGCATGAAATTATCAGAATTAACAGCAGAACAGGGTTTAGAAGCGATTGCAAATTCCCTCGAGCATATCGGTAACATTGCAGATGATGATGATGCACTCAGCCTGTGCCGGGAACTTGCGCCGCGGGAAGGTGATAAATACATCAAAATCTTTGCTAGGGGCGCTAAAACAGCCCCTAGGTTGTTAAAAACACACAAAGATGACGTAATCGGAATCTTAGCGGCGTTTGAATTGCAGACAGTTGAGGAATACAAGAAAACGCACAAATTAATGGATGTTATCAAAGGTATGGTTGACCTTGTCAACGAACCGGAGGTACGTCAGCTTTTTTTCTCAGTGCCAACAGGCGCAACAGACGGACACTCTGGAGATGCGCAGGAGAATACAGAGGAAAAAGCGTAAAAGGCTTCCTCCTGTATGTCAAAGCTAAGATTTTAGACGATACAGAGGAACTAATTTACAAGCGATACATGGCCGATGGGCTGAAATATGTAACCGAAAGCATTTCGCAGGCGTTCGGTGGGAAATATCTCTATGTATCATTTTTTGATTTGATTAATAGCGATAAAAAGCAAACAGTAACAAAGACTGGCGAAGAAATAGCCGCGGACGTCATTAAAAAAGCCGGATTGGTGGTGGAATAATTGAATGTAATGGAGTTGTTTGTCACTCTGGCAATCAAAGACACCGCATATAAGCAGGGGCTGAAAGACGCAGAAGGTAACGCCAGCTCGTCCACATCAAAAATCGGCGGGGCATTTAAAGCGGTCGGGAAAGTGGCTAAAACAGCCATGGTGGCTGGCTCTGCCGCCGCCGTTGCATTTACAAAAACATCAATAGATGCCGGGATGAGTTTCGACAGCGCAATGTCTCAGGTAGCGGCTACTATGGGAACAACCGTAGACAAAATAGGAAACATCAAAGCCAAGGCTGAGGAAATGGGGCGTACAACGAAGTACACCGCAACAGAAGCGGCGGAAGGAATGAACATTCTTGCCCAAGCCGGCTTGTCGGCTGACGAACAGATTAGCGGCATCGGGACGGTGCTTAATCTTGCCTCTGCCGGTACTATGAGTCTGGAAGAATCGGCATCATATACTGCCGGAGCTGTAAAAGGCTTTGGCGACTCGATGGGCAATGCATCTTACTATGCCGATTTGATGGCAAAGGGTGCTACTCTTGCCAATACAGATGTAAGAGGACTCGGAGAGGCTTTTTCTGGTTCTGCCGCCACAGCGAAAAACTACGGCCAAGCGGCGGACAGTGTCACGCTTTCCTTGCTCCGCTTGGCAGAGCAGAACGTAACAGGTTCTGAGGCATCTACGGCGTTAAATAGGGCAATGGCAGACCTATATACTCCGACTGACGACGCATCAAAAGCATTAGATCAGTTAAAGGTATCCGCTTATAAAACAAACGGCGAAGCAAAAGACTTTAACGACCTCGTAGACGAGCTGAATGGCTCTTTACAGGGTATGACAGCGGAACAAAAAAACAACGCTCTTGCTACGATTTTTACAACGCAAGGTTTGCAGGCATTTAATAAAATGACCGCATCAAGTGATGCGACTGTGCAAAAATTTTGGAAAGGAATACAGGATTCTTCCGGCTCTGCAGCACAACAGGCAGCTACGCAGTTAGATAACTTGCAGGGCGACATGACCTTGCTATCTAGCGCTACAGAAGGCTTGCAACTTGCTTTTTACAATACATTTTCGGGTACTATCCGTGGTGCCATCAAAGGTATAACAAGCGAGGTTAGTGGATTAGCTGAGGCGATGGAATCTGGCGGCATAAGTGGTGCTCTTTCCAAACTGGCGCAAGATGCGATTAATTTTAGTGGTCAGTTGCCGGGGCTGACAAAAATCGGCGGTGACCTCATAAACGGTTTAATTTCTAGTGTTACTCAAAATTCTGGCAGTATTACAACTGCTGTCAGCCAACTGTTAAATAATCTTGCCTCTACGATTTCCACGGGGCTAAATGTATTTACATCGGTCGGGGTTAATTTACTGACGACTATCGCCAGCGGCATGGCTCAAGGCATCCCAACCTTTTTGGGGCAGGCATTGCCGATGCTGACACAATTTACAGAGTCATTGAGGAGCAACGCGGGAAAACTGATAAATGCAGGCCTAACACTTATTCAGAATATCGCTCAGGGATTGATTAATTCCATACCTGTACTGATTGCATATGTGCCTACGATCATAACAAATTTAGCCGGTATTATTAACGACAATGCACCGAAAATCCTTGCAACAGGAGTAACAATCATAACAAATTTAGCGATTGGCTTAGTTCGTGCTATTCCGTTATTGATTGCTAATTTACCGAAGATTATCACAGCAATCGTAAGTGTATTTACGGCGTTCAACTGGTTTTCGCTTGGTAAAAACATTGTTACCGGCATAATAAAAGGGGTCAAAAATCTCCCATCGCTCCTGAAGACTGCTGCTAAAAATGCCGTAAACGGATTCAAAGGGGCATTTAGGGGCAACGGGATTTTATCCGCCGTTAAAGGGGCGTTTACTAAGATACCATCAGCTGTTAAAAGTATCTTTACTAAGGCGGTATCCTTGGTAAAAAGTTTCCCTGGACGGTTCAAGAGTGCTTTAAAATTTAGCTGGTCTCTACCACACCTAAACCTACCACATTTAAGTGTTTCTGGCGGAAAGGCTCCATTTGGTATTGGCGGAAAGGGATCTCTGCCATCATTCCACATTAGCTGGTATAAAAAGGCTATGGAAAGTCCATATGTATTTTCTGATGCCACATTGTTTGGGGCGGGAGAAGCAGGAGACGAAATGCTATACGGTCGTAGCAGGCTGATGAGTGACATTAGAGAGGCAACACAGGGAACGAAAAACGATGTAACTATTAACGTAACTGTAAACGGTGCAGATAACCCAGAAGAATGGGGAAGAAGGATGGCAAGCGAGCTTAGAAGGCAGGTGAAAATGGCATAATGGCGAAGAAAAATAAAAAGTCTGCTGCTCCCAGCGGTCTGTCTATATCGAGAGACAATCTGAAATTTACAATATCTTGGAAAATACCGGCGAAAAAATATGAGGATGGGCAGTGGCTATGGTATCGTCTACATACAAAAAACGCTGGTGCCTCCAAATGGGATTGGACAAAATGGAAAAAAATAGATGTAGGAAAATCAGCAACCAAAAAAACGGTAGCACTTGATGCAAAAAATTACTATCCTGTCTCATCAAAACTATTAAACGCGATAGAATTTAAGGTAAAAGGCAAAACAAAAAGCGATAAAAAGCATACCTATACAGCCGCATCCTCCACAAAGACATTTACCATTTATGCACCAAATGCCCCTTCCGTTTCTTATTCTCTTGATGATACTGGCGCAAATAAAGGTACATTTACTTGGAATACCTCATACGAGGCAAATGATGCAAGGCATTTTGCAAGGACGCAGGTACAGACCGCATTAATGACAAACTATAAGGGTGCCATTGCAAACGCTCGCTTTACCAATGCATCCTATACAGGAGCATCTGGAACATGGGCGATAACAGAGGATGGATCTCCGACACAAAATAAGACATTTTGTCGTATTGTAAGGGTAAAATCAAGAGGATGTGCCGGAGATTCCGGTTGGAGCTATGCATACCATTATTACAGCATCCCAGAGCGTCCAAATATACAGAGCACAGGGAGCAAAGAGATAGGATCTTCTAGCCGCTATGTATGGGCAAACTGGGTGCAGGCATCGCCGCAGGACCGCCCTGTGGATTCCATGGAGTTACAATACGCCATAGACACGCCAGAAAGCGGAGAAAGGTATACTGGCACATCATGGAGCACAGGAGTAACTGTTGCGTACCATGATTATACGGTGTCAGCAGATTTTAACACAGACGACGGCATAGCGGAAGACCAGATCATGTGGACAAGGGTGCAGAGTATGCACGATAAAAAATATGCATACTCTGAGCCACGAGTAGCGGCGCGCGGGGCTTTGAAATCTCCGTCATTTGATACGGTATCGGCAACGGGAACAACACTTACCATCAATAGTGTTGAGCGAAAGACAGGGGTTCCTGACGCCAAAACAGCAATCTGGATGAAAATAGACAACGAGGAAAAAGGCGTTATCGCGATCACTGACAAGGAGGGCACAATCACAGTTACGTGTCCGGACGTTTCCGGCGGCACTGAATACCAGATTGCCCTCAAGAATTTTACCGGAACTTCTACACCTCAAAACGGAGCATCTGGCATCACCTACAAAGTTAGCCCCCTCATGCAGTCAGGGTGGATTTACTCAGAGACAAGAAAAATTGCGGTTCCGCCGAAAAATATAACTGCAATAGCGGTAGCATCTGATACCGTAGAATTAACATGGGACTGGTCGTGGAAAAATGCGGATGCGGCTACTATATCATGGGCAGACCATGAGGACGCATGGATTAGTACGGATGCCCCAACCAGTTATGACGTGGAGGACAGGGAAACAACGTGGCATATCGGGTCCCTGGAATCGGCAAAAACATATTATTTCCGCGTAAGATTGCGGGATACGTCCGGGGATGAGGAAGTGTTATCTCCTTGGTCTGATACGGTTTCCGTATCTCTAAGCGAGACCCCAACGACTCCTACGCTTGCAACGACAGAAAATTATCTTGCCATGGACGACACAGTTATTTGCAGTGTTGGCTACACCGGAAACAGCAAGGCAAGCATAAAAATAGCGGAAGCGGTTAACGATGAACCGGTCAAAGGTGACGATGGAAACGTTGTGGTTTTAATGATGTCTTCCGGCATGGAGACATTATCGGAAACGATTGAAAACATTAATAAAATCTATACTGCAAGTGGTCTTTTGAGCAATCTGTGGAATGTAGGAGAAATCCATTATTTAAAAGCAATGGTTACAGCACAGGGAGGTAAAGAGGGGGCATGGTCAGATTCTGTGGCTGTCGAAATTGTTGCAAAACCTACAATAGACAGCGTTTCAACAAATCTTGTTTCGGAAGCAACTACATATAATTCTGGCGATGTTACCACGGAGGCAAGTGACCAGACAGTACCAGAATCATCGGAAGGCACAACAAACTACCTAGAGCAGCTACCACTAACAATAGCCCCTTCCTTCGGGGATTCTGCTGGCACAGCAAAAGTAATGGTTGTCAGAGACGAGGATTATTATATTCTGCGCCCGGACGGATTAAAGGAACAGCATTTTGCCGGCGAAATTATTGCCAGTTTTACCGGTAGTGAAACAGATAACTACAGTATTGCCTTGGGTGACCTGATCGGGCAGATGGATGACGGTGCAAGGTACAGCATACAGATTGCATTTACAGATATTTATGACCATGTGGCAGAAAAAAAGATACCGTTTGTTGTGCGGTGGAAACATCAGCCGGAAGTACCAACGGCCACTGTAAATACGATTGCAGACAATAAAACAGCAAGTATTGTTGTCGCTAAACCAACTACATATGCTGACGGGGATACATTTGATTTGTACCGGATGAGCGTAGACAGGGCGGAGTTGATTCTTGAAAACGGAATCTATGGTCAGAAATATGTTGATCCATATCCTGCACTAAATGAGTACGGCGGCATACTGGTTGTGAATAAAACCGCTAACGGCGACTATATAACGTCAGACAGCTCGTTTGCATGGTTGTATAGCGATTTTTCCATAGAATATAAAAAGGCAATCATTGATTTTGACAGTGAATCTATCGAAATCCAGTATAACCTTGATTTAGATAACTCATGGGATAAAGATTTTGAGAGGACAGTATACCTTGGTGGCTCTGTGCAAGGTGATTGGAACCCTGCAGTCACTCGTGATTTAAAAATTGATGCAGTAAGTATCTCTCTGACAGAGCCAACGATGATTGAGCAGATGAGGCGGCTCGCAACGTATCCTGGAATATGTCACGTTAGGACACCAGACGGCTCGTCATTTTCCTGCGATATACAGGTGTCAGAGAAAAAAGACCACGATAACAAAATGCGGACAGATTTTTCTTTAACGATTAAAAAAGTGGATTCGGAAGAACTGGATGCTGTGACGGAAGAACAGTGGAGTGCAGAGCATCCTAATGAGGTGATGTGATGGATTGGAGTAAAGGATTTTCAGCAAGATATATTTTAACAACGGTTGACCCCAAAACATGGACAGACCAGCAGGAATTTGAATTTACTGAGGGCAGTATTGACCGGGACAGCACGTCAGATTTAAGGGAATCTGCCTCTATCACAATGATGGAAAAGATAACAGATAGTGAGTGCTGGGTACGCATTTATCTGCAGGCTAGACAGGGAGGGTCAGGAGCAAAAGTAGCACTGTTTACTGGCCTGACCGCCTTCCCGAAAAGAAAGCTTGATGGTGTGAGAGAGGCTTACAACATTGACTGCTACTCCGTTCTCAAGCCGGCAGATGATGTGATTCTGCCGCGTGGGTATTACGCACCAGCCGGTAGCGGAGCAAAACAGATTAAAAATCTGCTCAATGATTGCATCCCTGCCCCTGTGTATGTCGATGGAACGTCCCCCATTACCACGGATAACATTGTCGCGGAGGATGGGGAAACAAGGCTCACAATGGCACTGCACATATTAGATGCCATTGGTTGGCGCATACGAATACTTGGCGATGGAAGTATTGTTATCTGCGCAAACGATAATAACAGCAATCTTACAGTAGGGATTAACGAAAATGACATAATGGAGCCTGACGTGACAGACACATTTAACTGGTATGACACACCTAACTGTTTTATGGCGATACATGACGACTACGGGGCAGCCATCGCAAGGGATGACAGTCCAGACAGTTATTTATCAACCGTTAGCCGCGGAAGAGAAGTTTGGAAATCGGAAACAGGCGTTGAATTATCTGCCGGGGAAAACATAGCGGCATACGCTGTGAGAAAACTAAAAGAATTGCAGAATCCTGCCAGAACAATGCAGTACAGCCGGCGATTTTTTGAGGACGTTCTTCTGGGCGATGTAGTCCTTTTAAACTATCCACGGCATAACCTTACCGGAAAATTTAGAATAATATCGCAATCACTGTCCCTGGAACATGGTTGCCGCACGAAGGAAGAGGTGGAAAGCATTGAATGAATTTGTAAAAGAGATTGCTTTAACAATGAAAGAAAGTAAAACAAAGCCATACGACACAGTTGCCAAGGTTCTTCGTGTTGATGAAAGAACAGCATATGTCCACATTGACGGCGGAGCAGATGAAACCCCTGCGCAGATGGCTATTAACTGCAAATCTGGGGATACGGTAAAAATACGTGTCTCCGGTGGAAAAGCATGGCTTACTGGAAATCTTACATCTCCACCAACAGATGATACAGCCGCAAATAAAGCGAACGAGACAGCTACTAAGGTAAAAAAATCCTATGAGAACTTTAAATATGCTACTGAGGAAAACTTTAATAATCAGGAAGACAAGATATTAGAGGCCGCTAAAGTTGCAACTAACTTCATGAAATATATAGATGGATTGGGGTTAATAGTTGGTGATATGCGAGGAAATACCCTCGGCCAAAATACATTATTAGACAGTAACGGGATGGCGGTGCGAAACGGTAGAAACGAAATTGTACGGTTTGGTACAGCGCCTATCGTGATCACTAACACGGATGGCGATAAAACTTATGACGGTTCCGGTTCTGTCATGCAATCCGATCGCAACATCGTTGTTTCTACGCAACAAACAAATGACCCGAATGATGTTCACAAAGGCGGAAAAGCAGCTCTGGAATTGTATTACGATAAAACCAAGGACACCACAGGACTTTCATTAACCGTCAAAGGAGGCTCGACATATAGTGACCTGTACGAATCCATGGGAACCGGGATGTATGTCGACAACAACCACATTCAAGTCGTATCTGATGATGTAGAGTGCATCTTGGGTAAAAATAACATCTTGTGGGATGCCCATAGTGTAGGATACTGGATGAACGCTAGTCATAAATTTACACTCGATCAACCGATATCAGAACAGTTAACCGGTGCGGTATTCGTCTGGAGCCACTATGATACTAACAAACATTCTATTGATAATTGGTGGTGGTCATCGTTCTTCGTACCTAAACAGCACGTTGCCTGGCGGCCAGGTGATGGTATGTTAATGAGTAACCCATATTACGGATTAAACAAATATATATATATAGGTGATACATTTATACAGGGTGCTGACGTAAATCAGTCCAACAACGCACAAAATGGAATAGCCGTTAACAATCAAGGGTTTGTACTAAGATATGTGTTAGGAGTGTAATTATGGAAGAATATTATATTGGATACGTATTTGATGGTTTATACCCACCAAAAGCTGCGCAGTGGTGCAACGAAAATGGTACGTGTCATATCGAGGCAAATAAGGAAGGAAAGTATGAAATCGTTGAGAATGTTGACCGAGAAGAACCGGAACACCTATTTAACGATAACACACCATCCATATCGGAACTGAATAAAAAAATAGAAGAACTTACAAAACAAAATGAGATGCTCACAAATTACTTGCTAGAGCTGTCTGATAGATTTATGCATAAGGAGGTGGAAGCATGATAGCTAGCGGGACAATAATTATTGACGGGCAGACATACCGCAAAGGAGATGTTATACACGATTTAGGCGGATGGGATTGCATAGATACGGACGGAAGTAAGCGATATTACTGGGGGAAGTCTTCCGAAGTGGATAAATTACCTCAATATGTTGCAAGCGGTTCGACGGCGTTATGTGTAGACACAGGGGAATTATATGGTTTTTATGCCCCTGATAGCAAGTGGTTTTTACTTTAGGGAGGTGTAGAGCATGAGAAAAAGCGGCTTAACGGGAGATGAGGCGTATATACTCTCGAAACATGGGAAAACAACAGAAGACCTTGACCCTCTAAAAAAAGAAATTGGTTTGATAAAAGAAAAGTTAGGAAATAAAGCTCCTGCAATAATAAAAAAAGCATTAGGAAAAACTATCATTATAAATGATTCTTCGAACCTTCCGGTAAAGATATTGTCTGGAACAGGAAAAATCATAATTACAGGGAAGAATATTCTTGATTTAGAAAAGCGAAATGAATTCATTCCATTTGAAGCAAAAGCTGGTACGCTATTTACACTTATCACCAACGGAGAATTGAGTGAAGGTGGGAATATCAAGTTTACAGATGAAAATGGTGAACGAGTATGGTTTGCTATCGATAAAGGGAAGACAAAAGCTTCTGCAAAAATTAGTAGCAATATAAAAGGATATACGAATCTGCTTACTCAAAAAGAGGGACTGAAATACTGTTTTTCTGTTGGGGAAAATGATGAATACGAAGAGCATATGGAGCAAGTAATCACCGCCCCAGTTGATAGCGAGCAATTAAAGGCAATTCACACAAATTATCCTACAACCATACTGACATCAGAAAACGAAATATCTGTTGAGTATGTAGCGGATACGGAAACATATATCGGAAAGAGAATTAAAGAAGAGAATCAATCCCTGCAAAAACAAATCCTCGAAATTCAAAACGCTTTAATTAGTCAGAAAATTTCGGGGGTATAATCCAAGTTAAAAACAGTGCAAAGTTGCCGATTCAGAATCTAAGAGTATTCGGCGCTGGAGCAAAAATCTGGAAAGAAATCATGTAGTAAACTAAAGAGGGCTTTAATTAATTTATAAAAACAAAAGAAAAATAATTTTTAAGGAGGAATGGAGATGGTAGATATCATGTTACCCTTAATAACTTGTATTTTTGTAGTTTTTGATTTGGCTAGCGGCGGAGTAGCCGCCTGTGCCAACCACAAGTGGAAATCCTCAGAAATGAGGAAAGGATTGTATCATAAATTTGGCTCAATTATGCTTGTAGTGCTTGCGTATCTTATCGACTACGCGCAGAGATATGTGGACTTAGGCTTTCAAGTTCCTATTGCCGCAGGCGTGTGCGTATACATTATTTTAATGGAGCTTGGTTCCATCGTGGAAAACATTGGCAAAATTAACCCTGATTTGCTCCCAGACAAGGTTAGAGCGATTTTAGGACTGGACAAAACGAAATAAATTTACGTAATTTTTGCGTGTTTGAGGTGATACAGTGAACAGAAGTTTGATAAAAAAACTCTGGAAATTAGGCGATAAACAATTTATTGATTATGCCTTGTCGTGTGCCCGCTTAACCTTGCGGGAGCGCGAAACTGTGCAGTACTTGCTTTTTGACGGATTAACGCAGGAGCAAGCCGCCGAGAAAATGGATATAAGCACGAGAGGATTACAAGGGCTGTGGAGTTGCGCCGTGGAAAAAATTTTGTTAGTTCCCGGCACGATCCCATACATAAACAGCCTTTAAAAAACTAAAGATGATTTAAAAATTGCGCAGAAATAAGCACACTGTCTTCGTGGTGGTGTGCTTATTTTTTTGCGATAATAAAACTATAAGGAGGGCAGAGAGATGTATCAATATTGGAACCCAAATCCCGCGGCGGCAAAAGTGGGAGATTGCACCGTGCGCGCTATCTCAAAAGCTACAAAGCAAACGTGGGAAGAAACATATATACAACTTGCTCTGTACGGCTTGATGTTGTCAGATATGCCCTCGGCTAACGCAGTGTGGGGCGCATACCTCAAAGATAATGGATTTAGCCGTTATATAATCCCAGACGAATACATGACCTGTACCGTCTCAGAATTTGCAAACAACCACCCAGAAGGGGTTTATATTTTAGCACTGTCAGGGCACGTTATAGCGGTAATTGACGGCAATTACTATGATACGTGGGACAGTGGAGCAATGACACCAATATATTACTGGAGGCAAGGAGGAAAATAAATGTTCGGTTATCCACAATATCCACAACAGTATCCACAGTACCCGCAATATCCACAACCGGATTATCTTGACCAGCTCAACCGACTAAAACAACAGCAGGCACCGCCTCAACAAATGCAACAGCAATCCAATCCCGATGAACGAATTTGGGTACAAGGACAGGGTGCGGCGGAGGCATATTTAGTGGCACCAAATTCTTTTGTTCGCCTGTGGGACAGTCAGGCACCAATTTTTTACGAAAAAAGAGCAGACCAGACGGGCAGACCGTTTTTAGAGGTGTTTGAATATAAGCGTAAGGGCTCAAATTCGCCCACAGCGGAGCTTTCACAATCTAGCCAACCAATCAACTATGAGGAACGCTTAAACGCCTTAGAAAGGCAAATGGAGACGTTAAAAAGGAGGGTATTGAATGAATCTCAATCCAATGCAGATGATACAGCAGTTTCAACAGTTCAGGCAGCAGTTTCAAGGGGACCCGAAGCAGGAAGTACAGAATCTGCTAAATAGCGGGCAGATGAGCCAGCAACAGTATAACCAGTTGCAGGGTATGGCGACACAGTTTCAAAACCTTTTAAAAGGTTTTAAATAAATAAAAAGGAGTGATTTCATGGGATTAACAACAGACGGAATGAGCCCGGCAGATTTGGCGGCAGTCACAGGCAACAATAACGGCGCATTTGGCGAGGGTAACGGTGCTTGGTGGATTATCATTCTTTTTCTTTTCATCTTCTGTGGATGGGGAAACGGAAATGGATGGAATAACGGCGGCGGAGGCGCGGTAGATAACTATGTATTAGCTTCCGACTTTGCAACCTTACAGCGCCAGATTGATAGCGGCATTTCCTCCCTTGAGCGCAAGGGTGATGCTATCAACAGCGGTATTTGTGACGGATTTTATGCAATGAACACCTCTCTACTCAACGGATTTGCAGGAACAAATAGTACAATTCAGCAGAACGGCTATGATACACGGAATGCAATCCAGCAGGGGCAGATTGCAGATATGCAAAGTTTCAACGCTTTGCAGGCACAGTTAGCACAGTGCTGTTGCGATAACAAACAGGCTATCGCAGGTGTTAACTACAATATGGCGATGAATACTAATGCGATCCAGCAGGAAGTTACAAACGGCTTCTGCCAGACAAACTTTAACAACGCAAACAACACAAGAGACATCATCGACAACCAGAATAATAACGCTAGAGCTATCCTTGATGCCCTCACAGCGCAGAGAATCGAAGCTAAGGACGCTAAGATTGCCGAGCAGAATCAGCAGTTATTTGCGGCGCAGTTAGCGGCTTCTCAGGCATCACAGAACGAAACCTTAAAGGCGTATATGCAGGGACAGTTTACTTACTACAACCCTAGACCGGTGCCGGCTTTTCCGGTTTCCGCACCTTACCAGTATGGCAACTGCGGATGTAATACCGGTTGCGGATGCTAAAATTTTATAATTAGCAGCTTCCTGCGTTGACGGGATTGTTCGGCTTGTGCCGATGATGCTTATAGCGGCGGGGCAATCGTTCCGCCGTTTATTATTAAAAAGGAGTGATAACGTGGCAGAATTTACCAACAGTAATATTGTAAACGTGGCAGCGGGACAAAATTTGCCGCTGACAGAAACAGCCGTGAAGGGCGGAAACTGTATTACGCACAGAGAGGGCGCAGGAATAGTAACCCTTAGAGGCATTACAAATCAGTGTCGTGCACGCTACAGGGTTAGTTTTGGTGCTAATATTGCTATTCCAGATGGCGGAACTGTAGGGGCTATTTCTATCGCCCTGGCAATCGCCGGAGAACCATTAAATAGTGCAACAGCAATCGTAACACCTGCGGCGGTGGGCGAATATTTTAATGTATTTACGGCGGCGTTCATTGATGTGCCGCGCGGATGTTGCATAACGATCGCAGTCGAAAATACATCTACGCAGGCAATTAATATAGCCAATAGCAATTTAATCGCCGAGAGAGTAGCGTAAAAGGAGGGCGAAAAATGGAATCATTACACAAATTAAAAAAGATGATGTGCAGAGAGCTGGATGAGATTTCGAATAAAGGTGATATGAGCGCCGGGGATTTAGAAGCAGTCCACAAACTGACAGACACAATTAAAAACATCGACAAGATTATGTACTTGGAAGGCGGTAGCGAATACAGCCGTGGCGGTGACTGGGACGCGTCAGGAAGATATAGTCGCGGGCGTTATCCTGACATGGATTACGGCGACTATAGCAACGCCCGTAGAGGCCAGCACTATGTGAGAGGTCATTACTCCTACAACGATGCAAAAATGCAGGTAAAAGAGACTATTAAAGACATGATGCACGACAGCAATCTGTCTAGCACAGATCAGGCGGCGTTAGGTAGAGCATTAGCAGAATTAGACCGATAAAAGAAAGGGGTGCCGCAATGATTAATATGGACGAAATTAATGCCGAAATTGCGGCATTAGAGGCAGGAAAAACAACCTACGCCACTTGCGAACGGCTTTCAATTTTATACAATGTACGCAACAATTTAATGAGCAATCAACAACCAAACCAACTATCTTCCAACGCATCATACTACTCTTATAGTTCCGAGCCAGATTCTGAATTTAAAGAAATCGCCCGAAACGCAGACTTTGAGCACTTATTACGCGTGCTTGACGAACACATGAAAGCCATCGAAGCAATGTACCCGCGTGAATATCGGTCAGTTTTGCGAAAAATAAAAGAGGGCGCTTGAAACGTCCTCTTTCTTTCTGTATAATGTAAGTGTATCTCCTTTATTTTTAATATTTTGTTATACAGTAACTGGTTTTAACCCGGTGGTTACGGCTAGTTACTGCATAACAAAAACTAAAAAAATATAATATCCTCCACAAATTCGTTGGGGGATATTTTTATTTCTTTTACAATGCTTTTCCAAAACACCTGCTTACCTTGTTCGTCTAACTGCATATACATATCTTTCCAACCGTCAGGAAATTTACTTTGGATTTTTTTCTTAGTTTCCAACTCTTCCGTTGCGGCGGTCTGGGATAGTTGTTTTAATTCCTTTGATATAGCCTCATATCTTTCGTCATAGTATTCTTCTGTTATCCTACCTTTTTCATACATCTTGTTGATTCTGCCCAACTCACTGGATAATTTTTTCTTTCTCTTTCCCACATCGTTTCCGGCTGCCTTCACACGACCTTCTGCCTTTAATATATCTAACTGTATTTTTTCTTCGATGTGATTAAGCATATATGTTTCTAATTTTGGTTCAGATCGCGTGTATGTTTTGTGCTTTTTCGCAGCAGATCTAGGGCACTGATATACTTTGTATCTCTTTTCTTTCTTGGCCATCGTGCGCCCAGAAAATTTGTAACCGCAAATCGGACAACGTATCAGCCCGGAGAAAATATAAATCCGTCTCTTGCA